TCGCGGCCACATTGTCGTGACCGGGGCAGAGAGCTACGGCGGCAACTTCACGGAACCGGTCGTCGAATTGGGGCCGATCCTCATGGAGGACCTCGAAAGAGGCGTCAAGCCGTATCCGATGCGGGCCTGTAACGTCCTGACGTTGATCGCAGAGATGCATCAACTGATGCCCGCAATGATCGCCGAGATCCGCATGCTTCGCGCTGAAGTCGCCGAGCAGACCAAGAGCGATGAGGCGGCCTGATGCCCCTGCCCACCGGCGGCCACTGGCCCCCGAAGGAACTCAACCCGGTAACCGCGCGCCTCGCCGTGTGGAGTGCCTGGTACACGGGGGACACGGACAGCCTGTCTGACATCTACGGCGGGCAGCTCGCAGGCGACCCCGGAACGCCCCTCACCGGCTTCCTCAACCCCGACCGGCCCGGCCTGCGCGGTGCGATCGGCCGAACGTTGGCCCGCTGGTTCTGGGGCCTCCAAACGCCGCAAGGCGAGCAGCGCACCAAGCTGCATCTCCCCGTCGCCGGTGACATCGCTTCGGTGTCCGCGGACATGCTGTTCTCCGAGCCGCCGACGCTGACCATGCCCGATGACAACGACACCAAGACCCAAGACCGGCTGACCGAACTCGCAGGCGATGAGATGCAGGCCGTGCTCCTCGAGGGCGCCGAACTCGCAGCGGGTCTGGGCGGCAACTACCTGAAGGTCTGCTGGGACACCGACCTCGACTCCAAGCCGTGGCTCGCCAACGTGCACGCCGACGCCGCCATCCCCACATTCCGATACGGCAGGCTCGTCGCGGTCACCTTCTGGAGACATATCCACGAGGACGGCGGCAGGATCGTCCGCCACCTCGAACGCCACGAACCGGGCGTCATCCTCCACGGCCTCTACGACGGCGGGCGCAGCGACCTCGGCAAGCAGATCCCCCTCGACGCCTACCCGGAGACCGCCGGCCTGCTGCCTGTCGTGCCGACCGGCATCGACATGCTCACCGCCGACTATGTGCCGAACATCCGGCCGGCGCGTGTGTGGCGTGACCAGCCGTGCGGCGCCTACCTCGGCCGCTCCGACTTCGCCGGCACCGAGCCGTTCATGGACGCACTCGACGAGGCTTACAGCAGCTGGATGCGCGATGTGCGGCACGCCAAGAGCCGCCTGATCGTCGGTGATGGCATGTTGCAGAACCTCGGCCCTGGCGCCGGGTCGCGCACCGACCTGGACCGTGAGGTGTACGAGGAGATCGGCATCGATCCGAGGGCGAACACGCCTGGTATCACGCAGGTGCAGTTCCAGATCCGGGTGGCCGAGCATCGCGACACGGTCGCGCACCTCAAAGACAAGATCATCGAAATGTCCGGGTACTCCACGGGCACGTTCGGTGAGTCCGACACGGGTGTGCGGCAGGCGGCGCTGACGGCGACGGAGATCCGCGCCAAGCAGCAGCGCAGCTACGTGACCCGCGATAAGAAGATGCTGTACGTGCGCCCGCCTCTGAGCCGCATCGTTGAGGCGATGCTGGCGATCGACCGCGTCACCTTCGGCAGCGGTGTCACGCCGGACAAGCCGCGCATCCAGTTCGGCGACACCGTGAGCGAAGATTCGCTGACGCTGGCGCAGACGGCGCAGGCGCTACGTGCCGCCGACGCCGCCTCTGACGAGACGATCGTGCAGATGGTCAACCCGGAGTGGGATCACGATCAGGTGGCCGAAGAGGTCGCGAAGATCACGGCCGAGCGGCAGGCGCGCGAGCCCATGAACGCACCCGGCCTGGATGCTGGCATGGGGCAGTCCGGGCCGGGTGCTCCACAAGACCAGCAGCAGCAGGACCCGGCGGCGTTCGGAGGCTGAGATGGCTCAGATCGTCCGTACGGTGAGTACGTCAGAGCGAAGCGACCCGACGACGATGCGGGCGTTCTTTGGGTCATGCACCATCCACTGGCCGCGCGGCTCTGCTCGATAGGCCCACGTGCTCGTAGCGAGTTCGCGGAACACGTCGATCAGGTCCTCGCCAACCGGCGGCTGAGGCTCGCCAACGAAGCGGACGTCTCGAATCTCCGCTTGGAACATCTCGCCATCGTGGACCTTCATACCTCTCAGCGTAGGCGGTGAGAGCCATGCCCGGTGGCCACAAGGGCTTTGCCAGTCGAGCGCAATGGCGGCTGTTCTTCGCCTCGCCGCGTCTGCGTCAGTACGCGCACGACAAGGCTCATGCGACCGCAGGCGGCCCGAAGATCAGGTATCGGCGGCTGCCGACCCGCAAGAGGGCACCTGGAGTGAGGAGCGCACGGTGAAGATCTTCTACGACACCGAGTTCATCGAGGACGGTCGCACGATCGACTTCATCTCGATCGGCATGGTGGCCGAGGACGGCCGCGAGTACTACGCCGTCAACCGCGACATGCCAGCCAAGCGGATCGCCAAGCACGACTGGCTCATGGCGAACGTCTGGACCTCGCTGCCACGCCTTCACGGTGACGCCCGCATGCACGCCGGGCGCGGGAATCCACTCGCGCTTGACTGGCATCACCCGGACGTGAAGCGCCGGGGGCAGATCGCCAACGAGGTCTGCGACTTCATACAGGCCACGCCCGACGTGGAGCTGTGGGCGTCCTACGGCGCCTATGACCATGTGGTGCTGGCGCAGATGTTCGGCCCGATGGTCATGCTTCCTGAAGGCGTGCCGATGTGGACCAACGATGTCCAGCAGGAGATCGAGCGCCTCGGCGTCTCGGACGCCGACCTGCCGAAGCAGGCCGACGGCTTTCACAACGCGCTCGCGGACGCTCGCCACGTGCGGCTGATCTCCGAGTCACTGATCGTCCGTCGCCTGGAGCAGGGCGCCCGCTCGGTGCGATGACCACCCAGCCCCCACCACCTGGAGTGAGGAGCGCACGGTGAGCGCCGGCCTCCACGTCCACCCCCTGGACGACCTGATCGAGCACACCCTGGACGATGAGTGCCCTTGCGGCCCCGAGGACCGGCCCGTTGAGCGCGAGGACGGCTCGATCGGCTGGTTGACCGTCCATCATTCGCTCGATGGCCGGGAACGGCACGAGTGACCCGGCAGCCCCCGCCGCCCGAGTCCGCCTCACCGGCCCTCGCCGCCGGACTCGCAGCCGAGGTAACCGCCGTCTACGTCGCCGCCGAGGCTGCGATCCTCGCCCTTCTCACCCTCCACGTCCGAGCGGCTCTGTCCTCGCGCACCCCTGGCGCCGCCCTCCAGGGCCGCTCGGCGCAAGTCCAGACCGGCGTACGGCGCATCCTCGACCGCACCGAGACCCGCGCCCGCCACCTCGTCCCGAAGGTCCTCAGCGAGGCTTACAAGCGCGGCCACGGCCAGGACACCGCACAGCACGCCGCCCAGGACGTCCTCGCCCGCCTCGGGTCGCTCCGGTACGGCATCCTGCAATGGGTCGCCCGGCTGTGGAGCCGCCTCGGTGGCATGGCGTACGGCACCAACCCGCGGCCACTCATCGACCACGCGCTGCAGCAGGCCGCCGGCCGTGGCATCACGGCGATCGATTCGGGTCGCCGCTGGTATGTCCCGTACCGCGTCGAGCAGGTCGTCGCGCATGCCGCCGGTTCGGCGTCCATGGACGGCTGGATGGCGCGTGTGCAGGACGAGGTCGGCGACTACGTGATCGTGAACCGGTCGGAGACGTCGTGCCCGATCTGCCGCCCATGGGTGGGCGTGATCCTGTCGATCTCGGGTGCTGATCCGGTCCGGCCGAGCGTGACGGAGGCGCGTGCGTCGGGCCTGTGGCACCCGAACTGTGTGCACCCGGCGCTGATCTGGCGGCCGGGTTTCCAGTGGCCGTCCTGGGCGGGCCACGGCGATGGCGGTACGCAGGCCGCGTACGAGGCGAGCCAGCGGACACGACTGATCGAGCGGTACATCGCGGCGTGGCAGCGGCGTCTCGCGGTGGCTGTGGATGATGTGTCGGCGGCCAGGGCGCGCCGGTACATCCGCCGGTGGCAGACCGCGTTGCGGGACCACCGGCGGACCTACGGGCTCAGTGCGTAGTGGGCATCACTCCTGAGGGCAGTCGTCGCAGTCATCGGTGAGCGGCCGGGCGTGCTCACACTCGCCGTCCTGCGGCTCGCGCCGGTGAAGCTCGTACCAGTCGGTGTCCAGGCGGTACTCCTCCAGGTCGGCCGCCGTCATCAGGCCGTGGCTGGTGTAGATCATCGTTCGGTCCTCTCGCTGCGTCCTCGCTTGAGCCCGGACGTCTGACCGGGCAACGTCTTCTTCCACTCAAGCCATTCGGCCTTGCGCTCCGGGAGCCAGCCGGGCGATGGGCCGATCATCGCGTCCGGCTCGGGCGTCGGGTGGGAGTGCTCGTAGCGTCGCCGCCACTTCGTCACGGTCGCACGGTCGACGTTGAACCACGCGCCGATGGCGTTCATGTCCAGGTACTCGATCATCACCACGTCACCGTTGCCCAGTGCTCGCCCTCATGGCCCGACTCGCGAGAGCACTGGATATCGCCGCGCATGGCAGTGCAGTCCGGCGCTTTCCAGCATCGGTCGCCGCTCCATGACGGATAGCCGAGCCCGCACCGCTCGCATGCCGCATCCGGTCCGCGAGTGTCCTTCCAGAGATGGCCCGCTACCTCGGTGAAGTAGCCATCAGGCGTGCGCTCGCTCATCACAGCTTCCATCCGGGGCCATCGACGGTGACGAAGGACACGAGCCCGTCGTCCTGCACGACCGTGGCGTAGGCGCTCTGCCCGGAGCGAACGATCGTCGGCCGGACACGGGGCTTCACGACCTTCGGAGCGGTGGGCGGAGTCCACGCCTCGGCGGTGGCGATGAGACCGGTGATCCACTCGTCGTATCCGTTGTCACTCATAAGGACAACCATACGGGCCTGCGCAGTCAACGTCAACAGAATAGACAACGGGAGTGGCTGTGACTTGGACCGAGACCGCGCACCCGCGCAACGCCAAAGGGCCGGGCGGCGGCGAGTTCAAGGGCGGCAACGCAGCCGCCAAGACCACCGCCAAACCCGCCGCGAGCAGGAAGCGCACCAGCGCCGCCCCTCACGGCTCGATGTCCTACAACGGCAAGACCGGCACCGGCTACGGCTCCCCGCACGGTGACGCCCGCGTCCGGAAGCTCCAGGCCATGCTGAACAAGCTCGGCCTGAAGGACGCCCATGGCAAGCCCCTCGCCGTCGACGGGAAGCTCGGTCCGCTCACCACGCAGGCCGTGAAGCGCTGGCAGCGGAAGAACGGCATGCCCGCGAACGGTGTCGTCACCCCGGCGATGCTCGCCAAGGCCGGCAAGCCCGCGCACCGCAAGACCACCACCGCGCACGTCCGCGCCCGCGCCGCCAAGAAGGCGAAGACGCCCAAGCCGAACGTGCCGCCCGTACGGCCCAAGCCGTACTAAGACCACCGGCCAGTCGGCCGGGAAGTGAGCCGGGCCAGGCGCCCGTCTCGACCGCAGGAGAACCGCATGACCATGCCTACCGAACCGCAGGCGCCCGGCGCGCCCGAGGCCGGACAGCAGCCCACCGGCGGCCAGCAGCCAGCAGCCGCCCCCCAGCAGCCGAGCCCGGAGACGCAGGACGTCTCACAGCTCCCCGACTGGGCGCAGAAGATCATCACCGACACGCGCGCCGAAGCCGCGAAGCACCGCACCGAGAAGAAGGCCACGGCCGAGCAGGTCTCAGCCGAGCAGGCCAAGCTCAACAAGGTGCTCAGCGCGCTCGGCCTCAACGCTGACGGCGAGGAAGTCCCCGACGTCGCGGCGATCCAGGCTCAGCGCGAGGAAGACCGCACCGAGCTGTGGTCAACCAAGGTCGAGCTCCAAACCGTCAAGTCGGCCGCCAAGCACGGCGTGAAGCCCGAGGCGCTCACCGACTCCGTGGCGTTCTGGGAAGCCATGGGCGACCTGGACCCCGCTGACCCTGAGTTCGCGGCCAGCGTCGACAAGGCCATCGCCGACGCGGTGAAGGCCAACCCGGCGCTCAAAGCCCCGCAGGGCTCGCCGCGGTCCGGTGCCGACTTCACCGGCGCCCCGTCCGCACCACCCAACATCGATCAAGCGATCGCCGACGCCGCGGAGAAGAAGGACTTCCGCACGGTGATCGCCCTCAAGCGCCGGCGCACCGCCGGTTAATCCAAGGAGAACGCCATGGCGGGTATCACCGGCCTCGGTCTGACCTACAACCTGCCCAACTATGTGGGCGAGCTTTTCATGCTGACGCCGGAGGACACCCCGCTGCTGTCCTCCATCGGCGGCCTCACCGGCGGCAAGGCCGTCAACTCCACGTCGTGGACGTGGCAGACGTCGGACCAGCGTGACCCGTCGAACCGGCAGCGCCTCGAAGGTGCGACCGCGCCGACCGCTGAGGAGCGTGTCCGGGCGAACGTGACCAACGTGGTGGAGATCCACCAGGAGCAGGTCAGCGTCAGCTACACCAAGCAGGCCGCGACCGCTCAGCTCACCACGCCCGGGTCGGCGCCGTTCCAGATCAACGGCGACCAGAACAACCCCATCCAGCGTGAGCTGGACTGGCAGGTCGAACGCGCCCTCAAGGCCATCGCGCTGGACGTCAACTGGACGTTCATCAACGGCACGTTCGTGCAGCCGACGACCAACGGCACCGCCCGCCAGACCCGTGGCCTGCTCCAGGGCATCACCACGAACCGGATCGCGAAGGGCACCAGCGTCTCGGCCACGTCGGCGACGAACATCGTCACCGCCACCGCGTCCGGCGTGACCACCAACGACAAGATCGTGTTCACGGCGACCGGTGCCGCGACCAACATCGTGGCCGGGCGCACCTACTTCGTGACCACCATCGACGCGAACACCTTCAACGTCTCGACCTCGCAGGGCGGCACGGCGCTGACCCTGGGCACCGCGACCGGCCTGGCGTTCACCAAGCTCAGCACCACCACGCTCGCGAACACGCAGATCAACGACCTGCTCCAGCTCGCCTACGACAACGGCGGCATCAGCGACCAGTTCACCGCGACGCTGCTGTGCAACTCGGCGCAGAAGCGGGCCATCACCGTCGCCTACGCCTCGGAGTACGCGGCGTTCCACGAGACCAGCCGGACCGTCGGCGGCGTCAACATGACCACCATCATCACCGACTTCGGCACGCTGAACGTGATGATGGACCGGCACATGCCGCAGGACACCATCGCGGCCGTGTCCCTCGAGCAGCTCCAGCCCGTGTTCCTCGAGGTCCCCGGCAAGGGACACTTCTTCGAGGAGCCCCTGGCCCGCACCGGCGCGTCCGACAACGTCCAGCTCTACGGCGAGATCGGCCTGGAGTACGGCAACGAGCGCGCCCACGCCGTCATGACCGGCCTGAAGATCTGATGGCGGTCTACGAGCGGGGCGCCGGCGCGCATGTCGCCGAGCGCGTGCAGCCCGAGCCGGGCAGCGACCTGGACGAGGAGCTGGCCGCCCTCGCCGACGATGCCGGGAGCGACTGGCACCGCGCCGAGGAGCCCGAGCCGGAGCCCGAGCCGGAGCCCGAGCGTCCGGCCAAGACCGACAACAAGGCCGCCTG